AAGCGATGGCAGAACCCTCGTTTTTGACTGGTGCAGCAGAGAAGCCAGACAGCTTGGTCTCTTCTTCGAAGGAACGCTCAGAGGTTTCAGTCTCATAAATTTCTTTATGTTCTTCACCGTAGCGTGCGTACTCCATACCGAACAATGCGTTCAGGCCAGGGAGGAGTTCCTTAAGTAGTTGTGCGCGTGAAATTGCCATTTTAAGTTACTCCTTAAGCAGCGTAATAGTTGTGAACGCCGAAGTTCAACTTAACCAGAACTTCTGGAGATTGAACCAAAGCAATCGTTGCACCAGCAGTAGGTGTGGTGGTCACAGCTGCACTGATAGTCAGTGTAGTGTTACCGGTTGTGGTCACAGTAGTCGCGGCGGACAAACTTGCGCCAACACCCAATTGCTGCAATTGACCATTAACCAATTGGAACACGTCAGTACCTTTAGGAATGACTTGACCAACAGTAAGGCCAGACACAACGAACGATGTCGTAGTAGTGCTTACAAAGACTGCGGAAGTGCTGATCTGTGTATCAGGAACCAAGTTCAAGATACGGAAAGCACCACCAGAGCCAACTGCCAAAGTTGTGTTAGCAGCAACGATACCAGCACCAGAGTTGCCAGTAGCAGCGCTACCAACAGGTGTGTTCAACGCAGCGTTCAAGCCAACCATTGCTGATGGCATTGAAGAGATGGTTGTAGTGGAAGCAGCAGCTACCACGGCCATCTTAAACACTTGGTCAGGATCATCAGCAACAATCGCAGTAATGTCGCCAGCGGTAACACCACCGGGATAGTACTGAGCGTACTGACGGTTCTTTGTAGTTGGGTTCGTGTAATAGCAACCCAAGAAAACACCAACGGTATTTTTTGATACTAAGCTAGTGCTTGTGTTGGTAACAGTAATGTAGCCAGCATCAGAACCAGTTGTACCCAACGTAACCAAGTCACCATAATAAATGGGCGTGGCATAGTTGTAAGAAATAGGCAAATTACGAGTAGAACCCGCAAATACCTGTCCACCGATCAGATTGACCGGCTTGACGCCGTAAGGGGCGTCGATGATGGGATAAGCCATAAAGGACTCCTAAATTTTAAGTACCAGAACCGAAAGTCACCTTGGTTCTCTTCTCTGAGAAAAGAGGCATCCTAGGATCATTTTCACGAAGGAAATTATTGTCAACTGACTCCACTTGGGATCTACTTTGCTGCTCGTAATACTTAGCGCGCTGCTCCATAAATTCCTCGGGGATTCGGCATAACAATAGGCCACCTACTTCAACACCGCCTTTAAAGCGGCCTTCAGTAGCGGCGTGCATCATCAGCTCAGGATAATCTTCTGCTTTGCAGGGTTCGTATCCTTCACGCATTTTCGAAGAAATGTTACTAGGATCAGCTTGACCCATCGTACTCAGACGAATATACCGATGCTTCCAACCCGGACGATCATCAGGCATAGGAAGTGTTTCAGGCGGACGCCACGCTTCGGGGCGGTAAGCAGCCTTACGGGTTTCTAATTCGCGGCTCAGACGATTTTGTGTTTCAGCCATTCTCATTCTCCATTTCTAAGTAAAGCAACCTGTCTAGCATATTCCTCAATCGGCACTCCAAGACGACGCGCGGTCGCAACCTCAGACTGCTTCAGACGGATACGTCCAGGTGGTGTGCTACGAGTAGCCGGGGCTACAACATTAGCAGGTCGTGTTGCACGGCGAGGAGCCTCCTCCGCGTCCGGTTTTGTAACTCTTTTAGAAGTTGTTACCTCTTCGCTCCCGTCATCGAAATGCTCGGGGAATCTTCGACGCATGGTAGCGTCTATAGTGCGGAAGTACTCATCCGAACCAATATAAGCCGCACCATACTCGCGTTGTAATTTCTTGTCAAGCCCCATCGCCATGCTTGTCATTTCCTCGTCTTTTCCAAACCAACCTTGGTTATCTTCAAGCCATTCTTTAGTTCGTGGATTGATCTGAGGAGCAGCTTGTTGTGGCGGTGCTGGTTTGAACTCAGGCTCTTTAACCGATATGGGTTTCATCCCTGCGGTCTTATCTACCTTAACTGCTGCTTTGGCAATAGCTTCTTGCGCTGCAACAATCTTGTCAGTATCACCTTCTTCAAAGGCTTTTCTGTACTGATCTTTAGCAGACTGAAGTTCTTTAGTCGCAGCAGCTTTAGACTGCTCAACCATAATCTTGCTACCGTCAGCCAGTTTAGCTTGGAGTTTTTTATTCTCCTCGTAAACCTGACGAGCAAAGTTCTCAGCCGCTTCGCGCTCGCGCAAGGCTTCTTCCTTGGCTCTACGCTCGTCGTGATAGCCCCTTGTAAACTTCTTGATCCGTTTCTGGACCTTTTCGTCGTAAGAAGCTAACTCTTCATCTGTAACTTCATCAACAGGAGCAGCGGGCTTGCGGCCACGGTCTTCTTCTGGAGTGTCGTCTTCAATCTCAATCTCAAAGTCTACTTCTGAGGGTTTACCCTTAGCTTCTTGAGCTTCGTGAGGAAACTTAAATTCCTCGCCTTGTATTTCTGCCATGATTTTTCCTTATGCAGCGCGGGTAATTCCACGCGGATCTTCCACAACAGCCTCAATCGAATCATCATTGATGATGCGGAACTCTCGGCCATGAATTTTCAGACGAGTGCCTGAATTGGGTCGGACAATGACAAAGTCACCTTCCTTGCAGCTAGGCCCACTAGGGAACCGAGCAGCGTCTTTGTAGCAGTCAGGTCCAAGCTTAATTACAAATAGTACCGGGGTCAGTACTTCTTCGTAGTGCATAGATTGACCAGCTTTGATAATGCCTACTTCGCTATCAGCGTACTCTTCCATAGCTTCTGGCACAACGCATAAAACGTGAAACGTTTTAGGATCTGGCAACTGCTTAGCTTTCTCTTCAGCGTTCTTATTCAGAATGCCAGAAAGATCCACAGCGGATACATCAAACTCACTCATCTTCGTAGTTCTCCATTTTTTGCACAAGGTTTCTGACAATTTGTTCTGCATGAGTTAAACCCCGGATAACTCCGCAGACATGCCGATACTCAGCATGATCTTTAGCTCCTCCCCCATTTAGGAAAGTAGCTTGATCACCACGGAGCTTGTCAATCTCCGAGATGATGTGTGCTAGTAGCTTGTGGTCCAATTACTCTCCTTTTCTGGGTAGTTGAGTATTCTGTTTAGACTGCGCTCTGTTCACAACAGCCGATGCACGTTGATGTGACATCTGTGCTTTATGCTTGGCAATATCTGCACCAAGTCTTGCGCCTTCAAGTTCTGTCTGTTTAGCTAACTTATCGCGTGCTGCTGCGGCAGTAGCTGCAACCTGCATAGCTGCAATTTCTTTCTGCGCTGCGATGCGAGACTCTTCAACGCGGATCTGATCAGCTTTAGCGGCTGCTTCAATCTGTTGCTTCTGCTGTTTCAATTGCAACTCGCCTTGTTTTAATTGCAACTCTTGCATCTGCATCTGGACAAGCGGATCTTGCATCTGTTGCTGAGCTTGTTGCTGCTGAGCTTGCTGTTGATTGCCTTGTGTAATAGCTGCGGATGCTTGTGCAACCATCATCGCTATCTGATCTGCCATCTCTGGAGGAACTGCTTTGTTCTGATCTTCCGTAGGCAACGGCGCACCAATGCGCATCTCAATTTGCTTGCGATACTCAAAGCCTAAGTGTTCATTGACGTGAGCCATGACAGCGGCTTGGATCTGTTGAGCTTGAGGGTTCTGTTGCAGCAACTGCATGATCTTAGGATCCTGCATCATAGACATGTGTACAGCAATGTGTGCTTCATGGTTTTGCTCCATAAATGCCTTGACTGGCTTCTTACTAGTGAGCAAATTCTGATTCTCTTGTACTGGATCTGTAGGCACTTCATCGTCCTCGATCGGCACAAGCTTAGACGCATTCTTAATGCCCAACACTTCAATCATCTGGCGATGTAGTAGCGGCATGTCGTACAGTTGTGGTGCTGTTTGTGCTAACTGTAATGCAGCTTGATACTGAACAATCTTCTGCGCCATTGTTGACGCGTTGGGATCACTGACAGGCACAACTTCTACCATGTCGTAGTCAGACTTCTTAGCTTTGCGATCGCCTTCTTCTGGGTCGTATGAATATTCTTCAGGTGTGTAGTCAGCGATGATGTGCTTGAGTAATCTAAACTCTTGACGCATTGAGTAGTGCATACGAGCCTGCACAGCACCCATAACTTTCAACTGACGCTCTAACAGAGCAAGCGTAGTACCCACGGGTGCTTGCGCACTCATGTCACTAACATTCATGTCTCCTGAAGATGCAAACTGCCGACCCTCTTGCACAATGTTCTGGAACAAGGCGAAGAGAACCTGACTGGGTTCCTTGTAAGGCAGTGGCAAGATGTTGTCTCTGATGGAACCACTAGGCACGTCCACGTCTCTGAACTCGCCCGGTTGAATGGGCGTGTCGTCTCCTTTGAGTCTGAGACCGCGTGACTTGAGTCCGCCCGGTAAATTAGATAACGTACCTGCATCAACGAGTTGCCTGATGAGCATAGTCGCGCTCTTCGCATATCCGCCGATAAGGTGAATAAGACCAAATCCATAGAAGCCAAAGCCTGAAGGAATGTATTGATAGTGGATCAAGTGTTCGCGTTTAGTGTGCAGGGGATCATCCTCATACCAATTGCGACGGATAGCAAGAATAGTAGATGTACCCTTCTCAAGTGTCACGATGTATGGCAGCGCAATACCTGTAGGTTCTCCATTTTTATCTACATCTTCGTAACCGGGTAAGTCCAAATCAACCTGCATCTCAAGTATGCGATAGCGGTTGTCTTGAATAGCGGAGAAGCCTTGCTCCTTGGCTTTCTGTTTCTCGATGTCATCAAGTTCTGTTGACGGATCACCTAAGTCAACGTCACTGTAAAAGCCCGCCGCCATGAGCTTGATCAACTCATTCTCAGTCCTACGCATCACATGAGTTACACGCGGTGCAGTGGTCAAGTCAGACGCGCCATACGGCACAACAATATCTTCAGCGGGAACAAAGATAGAAACCTGACGACCACGACTTGGGTCGTAATAAACTTTCTTAAACGCGCTACCAGCAAGCGGCAGTGCCCACAACATCTTCTCATGCTCTGGGCGATACTCCTGCATCACTTCAGTCAACTGATAGTTCATGTCCTCGCGCACGCGAGCGGATGCTTCTTCTTTCTGGGGTGTGTCCTTACCAATAATCTGTGTCTTCACAGGACCCGCGGCAGGAAATGTCTCCATGATGCCTTCACTCTGAAAGCGAACAACTGACTCAGTAAGCATGGGGTGAAACACACCACAAGCTCCGTTCCAAGGCTCTGTTCTGTCTTCATACTTTAAGCCCAGCAACTTCAAGCCATCAACGTAAGTCTGTATCCACTCTTTGCGATCACTCTGGTCTTTGTCAAAGTCAGCAATCAAATCAGACGCAAGTGAAGCAAGTGCAGAGTCGGTGATGAAGTCAGCAAGGTTGTCGTCAAACTCATCGTCTGTTTCTTTCTGTGGTATTAAGTCAATCTCAATATCACCCATGCCAATTTTTACACTCTCGGGATCTTCAATCTCAATCTCGATTGGGTCAGCTTGTTCCATCTCAAGCCCCAAGGGAGCCTGATACAAACCTTTGTCCATAAAACTTGTCGCCATAATTTATCCTTAAACCGTGTAGTAGCCTTGGCCACGCTTACTCTTAAATAGTGGTATCGGGTCAGGCTCGTCACTTGCAAGCTTGATAAACCCACCTTGTCTAAACCGCATGAGTGCTAGTGTTGTTGAGTCAACTAAGTCATCATTAGTGCCCGACGGGAAGTCGTTGCACTCCTCAATAACTTCTCTTGCCCACCTGCGATCAGGTGCATAAACTACTCCGCCTTGGAATAGCGCAGACACCGCATTCACCCGCGCAATCTTATCTTGTCCTTTACCCGGAGTAAACTCTCCAACGGGTATGCCCATGCGTCTAAACTCCTGATAGAGCGGCGAGCCGTTAGACTTCTTCTCCACGATGAACGCATCAGGTTCCCAGTCTTTGTATTCTTCAAGAATTAACTGCTTTAGTTCCGGATACTCAAGCCGCCTCTTAATAGAGTTAAGCAAGATGATGGCGTAGTTCTTTGTCTCTTCGTTGTAGAACACACCCCAAGTAGTCAAGGCGTTATAGTCAGCGCGGTTGTTAGATTCCTGTGCCGCATCAAGACTCATAATAGTGAACTCGCACATGGGCGGGTCGTCTTTATCCCAGATCTGCCACCACTCACGCTTGATGAGCGCTCCTTCTTCAGACACGGGGTTCTGCATATACTGGGCTTGCCAGTAGCGGGGGTCCATACCTGCTTTTTTAGACAGTAATTCCTCGATGGACCAGAACGCACCCCAAAGTGGCTTGTCGTCTAGGATGGCTGGAAACTCGACCACTTCCCAAGGGTCAACTCCCTCTTCTCGGCCCATCTGGGCAATAATCTGCCCAGTTAAGTCAAGTTTAGACCACCTTGTCATCACAATAATAATCGCGCCACCCGGCATAAGACGCTGCAAAGGACCAGACTGGAACCACTCCCAAGCAGGTATAAAGACGTCCGGTCGCCCAGTCTTGGCTTCTTGTTCAGAGTGTGGATCGTCAATAATAAATAGGTCAGCACCCCGGCCTGCAAGAGCGCCTCCGACGCCGATTGCAAAGTATTCACCATTGAAATTTGTCCCCCAACGTGATGCAGACTTACTGTCAGCCTGCAATTCGACCTGCGGAAAGATGTCTTTATAGGCATCCAAACCCACCAAATTACGCACTCTACGACCAAAATTGGTCGCTAAATCCGCTGTATGGGAGGCCATAATGACCTTTTTATGAGGGTATTTACCTAGAAACCATGCCGGTGCTAGGTAAGAAATGAGTTCAGACTTGCCATGACGCGGTGCAATATTGACAATAACGCGCTTTTTCTTGCCTTCTGCGATCTCTTCAAAGATTCTGGCAAGCCTTCTGTGGTGCGGGCCTACGATATAGCCCGGATATACGTGATTTGCAAACTCTAGTAGTGAGTCTTTGCCCACCATCTGCACAGAATTGTTGTCGTACTCTTTAATAAGGGCTAAATTGCGACGTTTTTCATCGTCATCCATGTACTGGAGGTTGTCGCGGATGAATTGAATCTGTTCAGGTGTTATTTTCACTGCGAACTACCTTGGCATGGACATCAATTGTGCGTTTTTCCAGTCTTGCAAGCGTTTCAAGCAGTTCTTGCTCAACTTCTTCAATAGATTGGCGTTTGATTGTGATCTCTGAGCGTTTCTTGAACGCATCTACACCATCAACTTCACCTAAAGCCTTGATCGCACCGAGTCTGACCTTGGGGTCTTGACTGTCTGTCTCAAGCAGTAGCTTATTTACTACATATTTCTTCAAATCAACCAACTCGCGCACGACCATATAGTCGTACTGAGCAACCATACCGGCTAGGTATGCAATAGTTTCATTGGGGTATTGGGCAAGATTGGGGTCAGCCTTGTTCATGGCGACCTGTTCAACCACTTGCATGGCTTGCCCTCGGTGTTCTTCACTGACTTCTACGGGTTTACCCTGTAAGTCAGCCAGCATCTTGACTGTTCTACCTCGCATCTCAAGCTCTTCCTTGACGGAAAGCTCAGGCATCGCTTCTGTAGCTGAAGCG